GAACTCGAATTCGCTTTTAGCGTTGGGCTATCAATCTAAGAGTTCAATCTTGCCATAGCCCCCAAGCTCAGGGTCAAGCTGATAGACACTATCAAGCAAGCATTTGCCTTGCAAGGTAATTTCGCCCAGACTTTCGTCAATCAAACCAAGATTGGCAAGCGGTTGAAACTCCACTTTGTACAGGTGCAAGCGTTCTCGGCTGTTGTCCACCGTATTGATACTGTCCATCATCAAATAGACAGGTTTGGGCTTTTGGGTCAAAATGGCGAGTTTTTGGCTACCACCGTAGTTGTAGTTGGCTTTTAAGGGCTGGGCGAACGATGCCAAGTCCAAGATTTCAATCACACCGCCCTTGTCCGAGCGAATGTGATAATGGGTGTCTTTGTCGAGCGTTTGACCGCCATTGTCAGTAATGACAAGGTTGGAGATACCGCCTTTGTCTAGGATAATGGTGCGACCTGCTTTGGTTTCGGGAAACACTTCGTCTGTAACCGAACCACCCACCACCGTGCTGGTTTTGCCGTGTAGTCCGAGTGCTAGGTTTTCGGCATCGGCATAGCGGATATTCATCTCAATGGAGATTTCAAGCCCTGTTCGCACCACCACCGAAGTAGCTCGCTGACCTGTGTGGTTTTCTTTACGCACTTCTTGCTCTTCATTGATAGATAGCGATACCGTGCCAGTATCACCAATCCAGCGAGCATCGCCACGCTTGCCATCTCCGAGTGTTTCGGCAAGATAAATCGCCCCTTGTCGGCTAAAATCTTTACGCACTTGGGTCATTTGCTACTCCTGTTTTAAGTTGCTCATCAGCAGTTGGTTTGGATTTTGGTTTGGCAGGTTCGGCTTTATCATCAGCTTTAAGCTCGGCAATGTCGTTTTTAATCAGCCAATCAGCCGTTGTTTTTGACACAGTTAATTTGTCATTGGCTTGATAAGACTGACCTGCGTGTGTATGTGTTTTTAAAAGCGTTACTGTGATTTCAGTTGCTTTGGTTTCATTGGTTTGGCTCATATTAAATCTCCCAAAGTTCAACGGCGGTTTTAATGCCGTATTGCCAGATACCTTGTGTTTCGCTGATAAAACTTTCTGCCACAAAATAGACTTGCGTCAAACAGTCGGCAGGGCGAAACTTTTTAAGGGCGTTTCTAATGTCATCAAGGCGTGCGGTGGTGCTTTTTGCACCCCTAAGCGACCGAATGACAAGGGTTAATTGAATGTTAATCCGCCGTCTTTGCGGACGGTCAAGTAGTGGGGCATTGGGGTAATTACCACCAGACAAATCAGGCTCGGCAAACTCACTGCCAATGTACTGCACCAAAATCTCGCCTTGTGGGTGCTTTAAGGCGTAACTGCTTGGGCTGTCGGGCATTTCACTGATTGCCAAATCTGTGATATGCTCTTTAAGCCGTGCAATATAATCATCAATAATGGCTTGGGTTTTTGACATTTTGCACCTATTGATTAAATCGTCTTTTAGGCACTTTGACTAACCACACCTGATTGGGTTGTGGCTTTTGTGTTGCCTGAATGCCAAGACTTAGCTCGCCATTTTGCAACTTTTCCAAATCGCTGTTGGCGGTTTTGTAGGCTTGCGTTACCGCACTTGGCAAATCACCCCCATCTGGACGGCGTAAATATAGGGCGTACCGCACCAAGTCCAATGCAATCCCTTCCAATAAATCCGACTTTTGGCTCAACGGCAAAGGGTATCGCCCACGCAAATGAGCATTGATACGCTCTCCTGCGTTGGCAATCGCCTTTTTAATCACATCATTATTGACGGTTTGCTTGGTTGGGTCGTCTTGGGTTAGGGCAACGAGCGTATCGCTCGGGATTAAACCCTTAACCTGTGCTACGGTGCAGTACATACAAACCCCTTACGCTGTCAGCTCAATCAAGGCATCGGGCTGAGTACAGATTGACAATGGATTGGACTGGGCTTCAATGTCATAGCCTTTGCCCATACTGCGTGGCTCAATCTTGGCGTACATTTCTTTGCCCAGCGTACCCACCGTTTCGTTGTAATTTGCAGGGGCGTACACGGTTTTGAATAGTCCGTCCACCACAGGTACAAGTCGCCCCACACCTTCTTTAATATAGCGAATGAGCTTACCGTTTGTCCCCATCACTTCCACTTCGTACTCAATGAATTTGACCCCACCGAACTCAAAGCCATCTCGTTTATCGCCCCCTAATTTGTCCGATGCTTCGGCATAGTTGGCATAGGCTTTTTGGACATTGGGGTGGGCGGTCAGCTTGTCAAACATCTCGGCAGAGCAATAGCATTTCCAGTCTTTGACAATCGCTCCGCCCAGTTTTTTCTGGGCATTTCGCTTGGCTTTGATGATATTGCCCCGTACATCGGCATTGGGGTCATCAAGCCCAAGCGACTGAGTGAGTTGTTTGACACCAAATTCTTTGTACAAGTCATAAATGACGGTTGTGCCGTCCGCATCATAAATCACACCGTTAATCGCCCCAATGCGGTGGTATTCTTGGGTGGCGATGATGTCGTCTTTTAGCTCTTGCAGTTTGTTGTTGATGACTTTGGATTGTTCATCACTTTCAGAGCTTTCGCCAAACCCTGCCACAGTAATATCGTCAGGCATTAGCGTGGTTGCTTTTGGCAGGTGGGGAATTTCAAAGACACGGCGGACTCGTTTGCCGTGTACCTTTTTGGTAGGTTCGCCATTGCGAGAAGTATTTTCTACCAAGACCAATTTGCCATTTTGGTTTTCTACCACAACAAACAAATGCTTGGTGGATTCCACTTTAAACAGCTTGCTGTCGCCCAATAGTGTTGGTGGTTTAGGTAGGGTATTGATTGCCTTTGTCAGCTCGGCAAGGGTAAATAGGTCTGATAAGTTCATGGTACTCATAAATATTCCTTTTGGATAAATGGATTAGGGATTGCTACACGCTATCTTCATCATCTTCATGCGTGATTGGCAAAATCTCGCCCTGCGTGGCAATGCCCAGTTTATTTAACGCACCGATTGACTGCTTTTTGCGTTCGTCATTGGCATCAGTAGGGAAAACTAGATTTTCGGTGGCAACCACCGCACCACGCACAATCGCAAGACTGGTCTGCACGCTATCAGACGCACCGACATTATCCGCCAACACGCCAGCCACAGCGTTATAGTCGGTGGGTTCTGCGGTCAGGTATTCTTGACCTGACACTTGATACAGCACCGTGCCAATGGCAAGGGCGGTGTCGGTCTTGACCTTGACATTTTGGGTTGTCCAGCCCCGAGCCACTTCAACCAGTAGCACATCGGACAGATACATTGGTTCGTGATAAGTTGCCATAATTAACTCCTATAATTAAGATTTGGCTTACGGTTTTGCCTGTTCTGCACGGCGTTTAGCATCACGCATAAGCGGACTTTCTTTGCTATCGGTGCTACGATTGTCTTTGTTTAACTCAGCAAAACTGGCATTTTTTGGTAACTCGCTAAACAGTTTTTTTAACGCATCGGTCAAAGACTGCTCGCCACCTTCTGAAAAACTTGCCGTGTGAGCCGTGCCAGCCGTCATTACTTCCACCACCTGCGATTTTAGCTTTGGGGGCAGTTGCCCTGACTTAACCAAGCCTTCTGCAAAATCTTGAATTTGGCTTGCCTGTTCTTTTGCTTTGTCATCAGCAATTTTCTTTTGTAAGTCTGCAAGCTCTTTTTCAAGGGCTTTTTCACGCTCGCTTTTTTCATCATTTTTGCCGTCATCTTTTGGTGGATTAAGCTGTGATAATACGCTCTCGGCTTGGGAAGGATTGTCTTTAAGATAGGATTGTAAGAATGATAAAGCACCTGCAAAATCAATCTTGCCTGATTTATCATCGTTCGCCTTGCCTTCCAAAGGCTCACTAAAAGACGCTGTGCCATTTTCATTCTCCGCAAATTGAACACTGCCAAGCCCCTTAACCGCAGGGACTTGACCGCCCAAAAATCCGATATGGCGTAGATAGAGCGTGCCTTTTTTGGGGTTTTGGGGGCTGTCGGGCAGGTAGAAACTAGCGGAAACTTTATTGTGTTTGCCTTGATTAACACTTTCGGCAAAGGACGCATTGACATCTTTGACATACGCCCAAAGCACATTGTCTTTGTCCAGTTCCAGCTTTTCTACCCAGCCATACGCTGGGTCATCGTGCTTGGGGTGTCCTAGCACAAGGGGAGCTTGGTGTAGGTTTTCAGAGTAACTGGCAACGCACTCGGCAAGCATTTGAGGTGTATAATCAATGGTGTCGCCTTCCATACTGGTGTGCTTGCCAGCTTTAAAGATTTTGATTTTTTTCATAAAAAACCCAACTTAGTGAAAAAGTTGGGCATAGTATGACAAAGATTTTTGGGGCGGTCTTTTAACTTGTTTTAAAGTTTTTTGGTGGGGTTTGATTGGGTTTAAAATGCGTGTGATGAGTTGGGTGTGCCGATAGATTTACACGCATTTATAAAGCCCTTTTTGGCGTGTTTTGGGATAAAGTGGGGCAAATGTACCATTTGGCATTTTAAAACGCTTAAAACCCCCGTTTTGACGGTTTTTTGGTTATAGGTTTAAATGGTCTTTGACAATCTCCGTAATTTCAGCCTCATCGGCGACCGACACGCCCAAAAACGGACGAGCAGGAATGTTGCCCCACAAATGTGGAAATTGGGATTTTGCCCCACCAAAGTGCATCATGGGGGCATAGATGAGATTTGAGCCGACAAATACTTCGCCATTACCAAGCTGATAGTGAATGCTGTCTCTTAGTGTGCCACCTGTTTGCCCAAAGCCGACAAGGGGCTTTTTGCTATTAAAGCGGTTTTTGCCCTTTTTATTGACCGTGCCGTTTTTATTAAAATGGGCATCACCAAGCCCACGCCATAGCGTAACTGAGCTGTTGGCTTGCCAGCGGTTGCCATTGGGGTCGGTGGAAGTACGAAAGCGGTCGGTGGTGGTGTTGGTAAGATGTTCGCCGATGTCTTTAAGTAGGGCTTGCTGTCCACCGCCGTC